GAAGAAATGCTCAAGTTAATGCATTGAGCTTAAAACTTTAAGGAGTTGTAGTTATGGATATTATGGAAATGGGTGCAAGCGATGATCTCGTACAAAAATGGGGTCCCGCACTAGATGGCATCGAGAATGATTATACAAAAAGAGTAACCGCACAACTTTTGGAGAACCAGCTTAAATCCGCTTCTGAGCGTGTCGATGAAGTCGCAGTTGGAGTAGGGACTACTACTGTTGGTAGTCTTGGTTCGTTCCAAAAGTTTGCATTCCCTCTTGTACGCAGGGTATTCCCTGAACTAATCGCTAACAGTCTTGTTAGCGTTCAACCGATGAGCGGTCCTGTCTCACAGGTCTTCTATCTAGGCTCTGCTAGAGTCTATGGTACTGGTCGCCAAAACCTCTACAGTAAGTACCAACTTACCTACAGAGGACAAGTTACTGGACAGCCTAGTTTCAATGGAATTGGGGTTAGTAGTGCTGAAAGCATTGCTTCTGGAACAAGAGTGACCCAGCAGGCTTTTGGTGCTTCTGCTTTGGATACCCTTATGGACTCTGGAACCAATATGGCTGACTCTATTGCTAACTTCCCTGCTGGTCAGGGTCAAGGTTGGTCTGTTTCGGCTGGTGAGAATCTTACTGGTACTGGTATCCCTGAGGTTACCATGTCTATCGAGCAGCAGCCTGTTATCGCTAGAACCAAGAAGATGAGAGCCCTTTGGACTCTTGAGGCTGCCCAAGACCTTAAGGCTTATCATAACCTTGATCTTGAGCGTGAGCTTACTGATATTCTTGGTAAGGAAATTCGTCTAGAGGTTGATCGTGAGATTATTGAGAACCTTCGGGGTCTTGCTTACGACCTAACTGGTAGCCCTGGTAATGTCTTTGATAAATCAATGCTAGACCAAACAACGAACCAAACCACAATTGGTAATATGAGTCCAGCAGGTGATTCATCCTTCGGGGACTTCCTCTTTGAAGGATCCACTGGAAGTGGGATTACTGGGATTCCTGGTACTTACGCTACTGGAGCTAATACCATTCTGTTTGATTTCGCTGATGCGTCTCTAACTGGCATGTCTCCTCGTCATATTGGAGACAAGTATGCGAACCTTCTTGCTACTATTAACTTCGCTTCGCAAGACATTTACAAGACCACTCTTCGTGGTGCTGGTAACTGGATTCTTTGCGCTCCCATCATGGCAACTATTCTAGAAACTGCTTCTAGGTTGACTGGTGGAATTGAGAGGGCAGACGCACCTACAAACTTTGGCCCAGGAACTATCCAGTTCCGAGGTAAGTTTTGTGGTAAGTATGATCTATATGTTGATCCTCTCTATCCTGAGGGTGAAATTATGATGGGTTACAAAGGGTCTTCGCCCATGGATGGTGGTTTCGTGTACGCTCCGTACATCCCCTTCCAGGCACTTCCCACTATTGTTGACCCCGAGAGCTTCCAGCCCAGAAAAGGCATCCTTACTCGTTATGGTAAGGTGGCAGTTGCTCCTGCGTCTAGATTCTATCGTGTGATTAGAGTTGTCGGCTCCCAGGGTATGACCGCTGGCGTGTTTGATAACATCTTGAGTTGATAGCTTATAGCTAAATAAAGGCCACCCACTTTTCAAATATTGGAGAGTGGGTGGTTTTTCTTTTTTAGAACACTATATAAATTGTATGAAGTACACTTATAGATGCGCTTCTAGGTTTCCTGTTCTTATAATGATTGATAATGAATTAACTACTATACGACCAAATCAAATAATTGAATCAAACGAAGAGATTACTTATGATATTCTTAAATTGGTCAAAGATACTAGTAAAAAGACAGGAATACCTAAGAAAACAAAAAAAGAGGTAAAAGATGGCAACAATAATCGTTCCTAATGTAACGGGATATGGTAATAGTTTTTCTAATGTAGCCAGTGACTCTATTGGAGATCAGTCTTCTCCTGATACTCAAGAAATTGATCTTGATAATCTAAACAAGAGTAAACAGTCTGATCTTGTAGAATTTACTGAATTTGAACAACAGATAAAAGATTATGTCTTAGCTGGTTTAGGTCATCCTGTAGTTCGTGTAGAGTTAAATGATCATCAGCTTAAAATATGCATAGATGAGGCAGTAACCGAATTGGATTACCACTCCCCTCAACTAACTCGCCAGATGGTGGCTTTTCACACAACGGCTGGGTATAACCTTTACGAGATCCCCCAATACATCCTCCGTAATTTATCTTATGTTACTTTTAAGAAGACTCTTTTGAGTATCCAGTCTCAGGCAGGAACGCTTGAGTTTGATTTCTTTATAAAATATTTTCAAGATAATTATCTATTTGATGGGTTATCAATTGGAGATTACTATCTTCTTCAATCTACTTTAGAAACTACTAGAAGGATACTAGGACAGGACGGTGGTTGGGACATTATCAATGGTCAATACTTGCAGTTGTATCCTAACCCAGCAGTAGATGATGTTGCTATATTAGAATTTAGGGCAATAAATTCTACAACTATGACTCCCAAGATGCGTAACTGGTTGCAGAAGTATGCATCTGCGTGTGCTACTCAGCTTCTTGGTCAGGTTAGGGGTAAGTTTAAGGTTGTTCCTGGTCCTGGGGGAGGTACTCAACTTAATGGTGATGCCCTTATCCAGCAGGCAAATGAAAGTAAAAAGGCTCTTAAAGATGAGTTAATTAGTGAGGTAAACGAACCTCCTATGTTTACAACTGGTTAGTATAATGGCAAGAAGGTTTAAAGTTAATAGACAAATGCAAAACCTCCCTAAGGTGGAGGGGGCAACGCCTTTATCCTTTTATGATCCTGATAACCCTGATGTAAATTTATTTAATCTGGTGGATGATGAGATCATTAGGATATCTGGTTCACCTTTGTATTACTTTAAGCAATTAGTTAATGAGGATTATGATGAAGTATATTTAGAGTCTCCAAGAAAGGCTATAGTATCTGAACCCGTGACAGTACATGCTTATTATGAGCCCTCTATAGTAGAGGAAGTCCTTTCTAATTTTGGTATCGAATTAACTAATGACCAATCATTCGTATTCAATAAATCTTATATAGAGGACTCTCTAGGAAGGTCCCCTAAACCAGGGGATCAATTAAAGCCTTATTTCCAGAATCAAAAATACGAAATCAGCGAGGTTCAGGAAGACGGTTTTGAAATGTACGGTGTTTATCATTTAGTATGCACTGCCAAACTTCTTCGTGACGATGAGGACACTCTCAACCAAGAAGTGTCCGATGTTGCTGATGATATTGGGGGGTATTTAGATCTTGAATAACTATTCTACAGAACGCATTTACGATATTAATAATCCCGAAATGACGAAAAAGGATCCTGAATTTTACGGGAGACATTACTTCACAGATAGAATAAATAAGATGTTATCTGATATGAAAATGTCTTCTGTATTCTATAAAGAAATTTTAAGAAGTCTTTTATCGTCAATGAACTTATCTTATATTGATGATCAATCAGAATATAAAGAAGTGAAATTGCATCATGGTCGCCAAGAGAGAACGATTGCCAAGAAGTTCCAAGAGAACAACTTAATTTTACCATATTCTACAATATATCAATCCGCAGTTAGTGAGGATGCTACAAAAAGAAGGGCTTGGGGGGTACTGCAAATGTCTAAAAAATGGGACGATGCTACTCAAAGAGCGCAGAGAGTAGTGTCTTATGTGGATATACCTGTTAAATTAGAGTACACTTTAAGTATTTGGTCAAAATATATCTCCCATTTAGACCAACTTTCCGCTCAGATAAGATCTAAGTTTAACCCTCATAAAAACTTAACTATAAAAGATACTAACATTCTAAAATGTTACTTATTGCTAGAGGAGGATATTTCTAGAACTGATATTGCAGACAAGGAGGAGAGGCTATTGCGGAAAACATTTACCTTAGAGGTTCAGGGATATATCCCCAGTCCAAAGTTTTTATTAACTAATACTGGTAAAATCACTAATTTAAATACTGATTTTTGGATTTAAATTAGTGAAAAAGGCATCTTAGCTCCCCTAACTAGTATAGGAGAAAAATATGAAATCAATAACAAACACTTCTCTGCAAACTTTTGAGATATATTTAGACTATCCTATGGGGGTTAAAACTATATTTCTTAAGCCACATGAAACATTTATCGTGCCTGCTGGGGCTATTTCCAGACAATGCAAGATAATGAGTAAGAGGAAGATTCTTACAATTAAATCAGTATAAGGAGATTAAAAATGGCAAACTATGTAAGTCCTGGAGTATATGTACTTGAGAAAGATACTAGTGATTACCCCGCAGCTATTAACCCTAGCGTTGTGGGTATTGTTGGATTCGCCTCTAAAGGCCCTGTTGATAAAGCAACCCTGATTACAAATGGTGAAAGGCTTGTTTCCGTATTTGGCAAGCCCGATGAAGATATTTTAGGTCAGGGATTGGAGGGGTCTCTTGAAATTCTTGAGGCAACCAATTCCCTATACTTTGTTCGGTCTGCCTCTGGTACTGCCGCTGACGCTAGTGCGTATGTATCAATGGGAGCTTGTCCAGCAATAGCGGTTAGCTCTAATGTAGGAGTAGGTAATGCATCTTCTATACTTGTGGTCGTTAAGGATAATGCTGGAACGACAAAACTTAGTAAAGTTTTTGCTGTTGCGGCTGGATCGGTTGATACCACCACGGCCCTTAAGGCTGCTATGGGAGGTGATCCAACCAATGCGTCTAAGGTTTCCGTGTATGAATATGGTGGCTCTGCGGTGCTTGTGGGAGGTTTTGCTGGGTCTGGGGCGAGTCTTCAGGTTAGTGCCGCTGCTGGTACTGTGGGGTGTGAATTAAATGCGTCAGGAACAGTTTCTGGAACAGCAGCAACAATCAGCGATATAACCTCAAGTGGGATTACCTTTTTTACTAGCTCGGTAGCATACAAAGTAGAAAGTCTTTACCCAGGTACTGGTTATAATTACGCTATTACTGCTGCTGGGGTAGAAACTGGGAATTCGGCATCTGTTACCACTGCTGGTGGAACGGTAGGAACCCTTAATATATTACAAGATGGAGTAGCGGCAGAGAGTTTCCAGGTTAACTTTGTTACAGGGGAAGACTTCATTGAAACAAAAATCAATACTGGTGGAACGAACCTTAAGTCTAATATTATCAAAGGTAATATTGTAAATGCGGGGGCTGATCTTACAGTAACAGCATTACCAGCCTTTGTAGACAAACTTGCTACTCTTACTGGCGTGAATGGAAGAGGCAAAAAAGGAGCTTTGCTTCTGCAAAACTGTAACCCTCCTTTTGTGAAGCTAGTAGCTCAATCTGGGAATACCCTTTCTGCTGGAACTAATGGCATACCTGACTCTACGGACTCTAACAATATTGAGACGCTTCTGGTTGGGACTGTAACCGATTCAGGCAAGACTGGTCTGCAAGTTTTTGATAATGATCTGCTAAACTTATCAATGGCTGCTGCTCCTGGTATAACTAATGATGCCGTTCAAAATGCTTTAGTTACACTTGCTGAAAGTACCAAAGAGTTCTTGGCGGTACTATCTCCTCCTTATGGTGTAGGTAGTGTACAAAACGCTATTGACTGGAGTAATGGTCTTTCCACTGAGAGAAGCTCTGCTATTAATAGTTCATATGCTACTCTTTACTGGCCTTGGGTTAAAGTTTTCAGTGCCTTTGATGGTGTAGATCGTTGGTATGATCCTGCGATTTATGGTATCCGTCAAATGTGTGTAACTGACGATATTGCTGAGTCTTGGTTTGCTCCTGCTGGGTTTACTAGAGGAAGACTTACCAAGCCTACTGATGTTGAGATTGGATTAAGCCAGGGAGATCGTGATG